TCATAGCGCCACCGAAAGTATCATACATACAACGCCTAGTGTGGCAATACCAAGCCACCACATCAGGCGCAACTGTTCCCACACAGTTTCCTGTGTGAACTCATCATCATAGTTCATCTTCCCACTCGCTTTCCTTGTGTGTTCTTGGTTTGATATCTATATCTAACGGATTACTATACGAGAAAGTTAGGCTTGTGGTTTTCATATTCCGCAAGCGTTGTTCCTCTTTACGTTCATACGTATCTAAGTTTGCCCATATACCTGTTAGGTCTGTCCATTGTAATGAGTATTCTAAACACTCATCAAACGCAGGACAATTCAAGCATGTGTTTCTAGCACGCATGGCTTCTGGTGTGTATGAGTATCTATAACGGATACCCACACGGCTTCTTGGGTCGCCTGTTGTTGGAACTTCAGGAAACCAATCGTCAGGCGTGGGGGAATTATTACACGCTGGCTCGTTTTTATACTTCGGGAAAAAACTCACAACATACCACCTTTCATTAGGAATACGCGGTAAGCGCACTCAGGTTTATCTCCTACGCATGGCACATGGCGTTCAGAACCACATGATACACAAGGATATTCGTATGGGTTATCCATATCGAACATGTCGCTAGGCAGAGGAGAGTACCTAGCGCTTGTCCTGTCTGTCTGTGGGGAATAAGTTATCTTCACGCGTATCGGGCCGTCTATTTCCCAGCCTTCCTCGATATGAAAATACTCACCAGCGTTAAGCAAAACAGTAGCGGTTTGATTACCAGCACGAGTAGTTTTCCACTCGACAGTATCCCACTCACTCACTTGCTTGCGTAGTGTATTCACTTAACACTCCTATCTTTGCCATGCCACACGTGTAGCAATAGTTTCTTTCCACATTGTAATCGTGTACTGGTACCCACATAGGTACATCACACTTATAGCAACGTGTGTCTATACATGTAGTTTTCCTTAGTATGGAAGCGACCATGCGTCTGACTCCTTCGTGGTAGTTATGGTTTTCGTAGGCTTGTAGCACATACACACATCAGACATCATGTCGCACCATTGGCAGGTTAAGCAGAACGGACACGTGCCATTGGCTTCGAGCCTGTCCTCGTCTATGTTTCCATAGCACCCTACACATTGGTACGTACCTGCAAGTGATGGGTCAAGCGGTGTATCGTAATACCTATCATACGGATTACTAGACACGAAACGTGTGTATCCATAGTCAGCATTACAACTGGTGTTAGACCACCACACCTTACTGTCGTCCTCTTGCCCCTTATCTGCATGTATGAGATACATTTGATAATCGGCTAGTGGGTCTACTGTAAGCACACATAACTTCGAGCCTGACGTGTACTCCTCTATCATGTTGTACATGTGTGGATTATCTAGCGCTTTAACACCGCCCATTTTAGCAAGGATATCCTCGGTAAATATGCGTGTGTCCGAACGTGTATCACCAGCAGGTATATCTATTGGTAATACGCCATTGTGTGCTAACACAGTTTGCTCATCTACCACGTAGAACGGGTGGCAGTTAGGTACATTAGTTGAGCCATGTGTAGCGTATCTTGCGTGCCATAAGGCGTAGTCATCAGGATACTTAGCACGCATTTCGAGGAAGCGATTAACTGCCTCGTCTGCGTCCATTGTGTGCTCGACTAGGATACGTTTCTCTTTCGAGATAACGATAGCGAAGCCGAAGCCGTCAGGATTATTTATCGCGGAATACACTAACTTATCCCGTGAAGGTAGTACATTGGGTGGAACTACGCATAACATACACATTGTTAATTCTCCTCTTCTATGTGTGATGATACTGGTTGTTGGTCAAGAGTACGCAAGGCTACCTGCGTAAAGTTAGGATAGGTCTGTTGGTTGTCTAACACGTATGCCATGAAACGTATCCACGAGAACTGCTTATCATGTGGATTTATTTTCATATCACGAGTGTACTCAACAGCAGAGTGAACGAACTCTATCGCAGATAGAACACGTTCCTTCTTGAGTGAACCACGAAACACACGAACCTCTAGTGTGTTATCGTTTTGTGAGTTGATAGCCTCATACCTGTCGGCTGTGTGTCCGTACTTGACCTTTGGTACGAGTTTGCCCTTATCATCGAACTTAGCGAAGGGTGATGAGCGCCCTGCTATACCTCGAACTTGTGCGCTGTTATCGTAGATAAGTTTCTGAAAGCGTAATTCATGTCCTTCATCACGCTTGCCCTTATTACGAAACGCTGTACGTGATACGTGTACATGTAAACCACATGTGCTTGTATCCCATGAACGGAAGCCTCTGTTGCGTAGTTCACGCAAGAAACTCCAATCCAGCCCTTGTGCTTCCTTGAGTGAGTGGGGGTGAGATACTATCTCGAACCCGTCATCAAGTGAGCCATCAGATTTCATATACACACGAGAACCTAGTAGGTCAGATACGATATTCGCACCAGCCCCACACCCGAACCCGCTATTGTCCTCGACCTCTAACTCGAAGCCGAAGTGGTAGTCAGCCTGTCCGAAGAATATCGGGTTAGGCTTGTATGAGTAGTTGTAGATACCTGAACTATCACGATAACACTCGTGTCCGTTGTATTCTGTATAGCAGTATCCGCACTCATCACACTCGATTTCCTCGTCATAACAAGCCTCGCACAAATCCCTATCCCTCTCGTGTGAGAAGGTAAGTTCTGTGAACAATCCGTCACACCTATCACACGTTAATATATCCTCAGTTTCTTGATGTTTCTCAAGACACTCAGTACATATAGACGTGCCATCTAGGCGTGATGGGTACATGGCTGTGAAGTAGCAATCACACTCACACCTGAACGCACATGATTTATGTACGCGCTTGGTGTTTTCTTTAGTGCCGTCATCTACGTATGCGTCTACGAACTTTATGTTGTAGATATCAACGCGATTGTCGCCTTCCTCGTATATGTAGCCACAACACTTATCACACTCGATACGTTCAGTATCGTGCTTGGGGAACTGTGTGTGTGGCATGAGGTAGTCAAGTGTGGTTTCTCGTCTGTATATCTCCATGAGTATGTCGCACTCATTGAGCAACATTTGACGCACACAGCGATAGCAACGCTTGGTACATATCTCTGCGCCAGCCCATGAGCCAGTATAGAGTTTGCCACCACGTGTGCAATTACATAATCCCCAGCCGTCAGGCTGTATCACGATAGCGTGTAAGGCGTCACGATACTGGCTGGTTAGTTGTGTGTACCAATCGTGAGTTTCTACCTCGCGATAGTGGTTGTAGAACGTACCCTCAGGGGGTACCTGTGTATTAGGCATGAGATTTACTCCCAATCCCGCATCTCACGGATTTGACGTGTTAAGCGAGCATTTTGTAGTGCAGTTGTGGTGATGAGCGTGATACTTAGCGACAACGCAATGATTATCGCTATGCCGTCTGTTATCTCGATATACATGTGGTTCCTTTCGTGATGAGATAGAAAAACTCCCCCGAGTGAAGCGAATAGGAATTAAACACACACTCGAGAGAGATTTTCTTGGTAGTCCTTTGACCACCGAAAACCATCATAGCACAGCCCAATTTTGGCTCAAAAAAGCCCTAAAGAAAGAAAGAAACCTGTGCGTATGAGGAAAATATAATTTAACTTGGTTCGCAAACGAGTCGTGGGTACGTATGCGACAGCAATGTATGTAGTGTGCGTGCGTGCTAGATGACGCCTGTGCGTGTGTACGACAGCGATGTATGTAGCACGTGTGCGCTCAGGCGTATACGGGAAATCGGGCATTTCGGACATGCACTTGGCGCTGGTGGGAAATGAAACCAACACAAACCACGAAAGGGCAAAGGACAAAACAGGACAAATCGCACCACATTTACGCTCAAATGGTGATGGTGTTGGACTATTGGCTCGGCTTGATATAGGCTTGTCTTAATGCCAAATAGGCAGAGCAAAATAAGGGAATAGGAAAACAAAATGAACGCACAAATAAAGGAACTGACCGAGCAATTGCCAATCGCAACAGACGTGCAGAAGTCAATTGCTAATCGCTTGGAAAGCGCACTAACTAAAAGCGGAAGCGCCCAAAGTCGCCTACGCATGGCAAGCCAATCACTTAACGCGTTAGCGAAAAAATTAAGTGATGATGAGCAAGGCTACGCGGATATATTCGCCCGTATCTTCGAAATCGGTGCGTTAATCGGTGTGGATAACAAGAAGCCAACCGAGCCAAAAGCCACACGGGAAATCTGGTATGAAGCAGACTCACCTCAAGCGCAAGCAATCCTCGCTACTAAATCCCCACGCAAGCCACGCAAGACCAAAAGCGTAATCGAGGACATGAAATCAAACACCGAACTCATGGCAGTAATCGCGCAAATACTCGAGGCTAACCGCGTAAGCAGATAGTCGCCCGACACAAACTAGCCCTCGTGTGCGTATATCGCACGCGGGGGTTTTTTAATGCCCAAAAACGCTGGGGCTTTGCCCCAGACCCCACCCCAGAGGGGCCCTAATAAGGCGCTAACGCGCTTATTAAAAAACGAGGGGGCTCTGCCCCCTTGCCCCCCGCTAAGGGACACCCTTAGAACCCGATAAGGTGCGCTATGGCGCACACTTACTCGCTCGCTCGGTCAAAGCATACGGGAAAAAGACCCCGATGCTTTAACCTCGCTCGCGGGGTATACTACACTATCACTCTATATATTTTTCTGATTATACGGGATATTAAAAGACGGTGTGTTCGCTTTACCCCCTCTGAACGGGTTAGTATATATGTAAGGGTAAAACGAGCGGACGTCAATAGCGAGTTTTCTCGGAGGGCTTAATGCCCTCCTCGAGGGGTAGTGAGGCGCCTGAAGGCGCCGAACGAAGGGGAGTATTTAATAGGGGGTCATATATGGGGTTTAAGGCAGGTGGAGAACACCATAGCGTTATAGCCTTAAGGGAAGCCAAGGCAAAGGTTATTGACTTTGCTAGGCAAGGACTCTCAATTCAAGACTCCATCATCAGGGCTGGCAGGAAACCTGATGTACTCAAAGACTGGAAGAAAGACCTTAAGTTCATGGCTGAACTTGAGAAGGCCCGAGATGAGGGTAAGAGATCCCTAAGCATAGTCTCAGGTGATGCAAAATTTAATATTGGCTTTGAAGAGTTCTCAAGAGAGTTCCTAGACTCACCCATCTTCCCACATCATAGATCTTGGATTGATGTGCTTGAAGGTCGGACTCCATCATGGACTCATGAATCTATGACATATGAACCAGCCTCTGAAAAACGGCTACTCATAAATGTGCCTCCTGAACATGCTAAGTCTACAGTCATCACAGTTAACTACTGTGTCTATAGAATAGCCATGAATCCTAATGTTAAGATTACTATTGTTTCTAAAACCCAAGAGCGTGCTAAAGAGTATCTATACTCAATCAAGCAACGCCTAAGTCATGAACGCTGGTCTAAGTTCCAAGCCATCTACGGAAGTGCTGGAGGTTGGAAAGAAGACTCTGACTCTTGGAAGGCTGACCGCATCTATGTGGCACGTGACTCTACTGAAAAAGATCCAACTGTCCAAGCCCTAGGTATTGGTGGTCAGATCACAGGTGCTCGATCAGACTTGATTATCCTTGATGACGTTGTGACTACTACCAACGCTCACGAGTGGGATAAGCAACTACTATGGCTACAGCGAGAGGTTATCACACGTCTCGGCGATGCTGGTAAGTTACTTATCGTAGGGACAAGAATTGCATCTAACGATCTCTATCGAGAGATACGTAGTCCTGAGCACTGGTCTAGCGGTAAGACACCCTTTACCTACATGTCCATGCCAGCAGTACTAGAATTTAATGATGATCCAAATGACTGGGTAACACTATGGCCTAAGTCCCATATACCATGGGAAGGCTCAGAAGGAGAAGAACCAGATGAAGATGGGCTATACAGGAAATGGAACGGCCCCGCTCTATTTAGGCGCCGAAGTGAAGTTTCAGCCGCTGCCTGGGCTTTGGTTTATCAACAGCAAGACATACAAGAAGACTCTATTTTTTCACCTGCTTGTGTACAAGGCTCCATCAACGGGATGCGTAAACGCGGGCCGTTAAAACCGGGAGCAGCAGGACACCCTAAAGACCAAGGTGCTTGGTATACCATTATGGGCTTAGACCCAGCGATGGCAGGTAAGACTGCAGCCGTAGTAATGACAGTAGATCGTACAACACGCAAGCGTTATATATTAGATGTTGAGAACATGAAGGATCCCACACCTCAAAAGATCCAACAGTTAATTGAAGATTGGTCTGAGAAATACAGTCCGCAAGAGTTACGAATCGAAACTAATGCTCACCAAAAGGCTTACGCCTTAGATGAAGATTTACGTTCATTCTTAGCATCAAGAGGTATCAGGTTTTCAAGTCAGTTCACAGGAAAAAACAAATGGGATACATCTTTCGGTGTAGCCGCTATGTCGGGTCTATTTGGCACTATGCGAAATAACCTACATCAAGATAACAACCTCATTGAACTACCTTCTCAAGAAGGCTCGGAGGGCATCAAAGCCCTTATACAGCAATTGATTACATGGAAGCCTGATACTCGTGGTCCTACTGACTGCGTTATGGCTCTATGGTTTTGTGAACTAAGAGCACGTGAAATTATTGGTAATGGAAGATTTAATCAAACCCATGTGTATAACAAGTGGGCAACTCAAAAACAAATAGATACTCGGTACTCAGTTAATGTAACTGATTATGAGATGTCAGTATATGAATAGGACGTAGATGTTATCAGATATTGATTCAATTGCACGCCGCGTTGAAAACTTAAAGCAACGTAATATGGCAAGAGATTCCCGAATGGGCGATATCCTTGCTGTTCGTAAGGGTAAAATGGTTGATGTATTCCCAGACCTATTCCCTGCTGGTATGAACTCTGCTATGGTGGCTAACTTCGTTGATATTGCTGCTCGTGATCTATCTGAAGTACTTGCTCCACTTCCATCTTTTAATTGTTCTACAACTAATACAAGTTCAGATCGTGCTCGTACCTTTGCTGATAAGCGCGGTATGATTGCAAACAACTATGTATACAACTCACGCCTACAAACTCAAATGTACTGGGGCGCTGACTGGTATTTCACATATGGCTTTTTGCCAATCCACGTTGAACTAGACTTTGAAACAAACATGCCACGTATTCGTGTGGAAGATCCACTTGGTGCTTATCCTGAGTTTGATAGATTTGGCCGTTGTATAGCATATGCTAAGCGCTATGTTAAGACAATAGGAGAACTCGCTAATGAGTATCCTGAGTTTGCTGGACAGATTCTTGGTAAAGAAGGATACAACCAGAATACCAATCAACAATTAGAACTTATTCGTTATGCAGATAAGAACGTTACAGTTCTTTATTTGCCTAAACGTGGTAATTTACTTTTAAATGAAGTAGCAAATCCAGTTGGTAAGTTACTTACCTTTATTGCTCGCAAACCTGGTATTGATGATGAACCACGCGGACAGTTTGATGATGTATTATATGTACAGTTAGCCAGAGCACGCTTTGCTAACTTAGCAATGGAAGCAGCCGAAAAGTCTATTCAGGCTCCTCTCGTTGTTCCTACAGATGTTTTAGATTTGCCTATGGGACCTGATGCGATTATTCGTACCAGCCAACCGCAGAGTGTTGGTAGAGTCAAACTTGACATACCTAACGCTGCCTTTCAAGAGCAAGCAGCACTCCAATCAGAGATGCGTCTCGGTGCTCGTTATCCTGAAGGTAGATCAGGAACAATCAACGCTAGTGTTATTACTGGCCAAGGTGTTCAGGCACTACTAGGAGCCTTTGATTCTCAAATTAAGGCTGGGCAAACTATTCTCGCAGAGGTTTTTGAAGAAGTCGTACAGGCTTGTTTCGAAATTGATGAGAGAATATTTAATATAGAGAAATCGGTTAGAGGTGTTGCACAGGGTACTCCGTACGAGTTAAAGTACACACCAAGCAAAGACATCAAGGGCGACTCTTCAGTTGAAGTACGCTATGGATTGATGGCTGGTCTTGACCCATCACGCGCTCTAATCTTCTCTCTTCAAGCACTTGGAGCAGAACTTGTATCTAAAGACTTTATTCGTAGAGAACTTCCTTGGTCCGTTAACGTTACTTTGGAAGAACAACGAATTGAAATCGAAAAGATGCGAGATAATCTTAGTGCTGCTATTACTGCATCCGCGCAAGCGATACCAGCAATGGCTGCTCAAGGACAAGATCCCTCTGATTTAATTAAAAACATCGCTGATGTAATTACGCGTAGACGTAACGGGGAAAGTATAGAGAATGCTGCGTTAGCCGTCTTCACTCCTCCTGCACCAAATCCGCAGGAGCAGGCTATGGCACAGGCGCAGTCTGGTACGGTTCCACCAGGTTCACAAGCCCCAGTCGAGCAGGCTCCCCTGTCCCCAGCCTCTCCTGGATCCGCTTCTGGTGGAACCCCTCAACAAGGCACTCCAGATTTAGGAAGTATTTTGGCAGGTTTACAACAAGGAGCATAACTAAGTAGGGGACAATGACAGCAATAGTTGGTGTACAGGGAAAAGGTTGGGCTGTTATAGCAGCAGACTCAATGACTACATATACAGATAGACCATACAATGCTAAAGGTTGCGACAAAATAGTTAAAGTTGGTGAATATTTAATTGCAGTAGCAGGTGATGCTATAGCAGGAGATATTCTTAATAACTTATGGCAACCACCTAAAGTAATTAAGACACAAGATCCAGATAGATTTATGATGATTAGAGTATTACCATCTATAAAACAAACTCTAACTGAAGCAGGTTATGACCCAGCACCAAAGAATAAGAACGATGATGACTCTGGGTGGGACGCATTAGTTTGTTTTAATGGAAAGTTATACCAAGTTAGTGATGACTATGGATTCATGCGAGATGATAAAGGTTTATACGGGATAGGTTCGGGTGGTGCATTAGCACTTGGCGCATTAGCATCAATGGAAATTGAAACTAAAACACACGCTAAGGCAACTAGTGCCACTAAAAAAGCAATCAATATAGCAATTCAATACAATGTATGGTGCGGTGGAACCGTAAACATTAAAACACAATTTACTAAGTAGGAGATATAATGGCTAAAGAAGTTGTAAGTGGTACTGGCAAAGATGCTAGACGCACTGATAAAAATATATCTTCACGAGTACAAAAGATTCAACGTGATGCTAATATGAAAAATGCTACAGGCGGTTCTTATGGAGAGTCTTTAAATCTACAGCAATTATCTCAAGGTGCTTCTACAAGCATGAAAAAACCTATTATTTCTCCAACCACATCAAGAAGTATGCCAAGTCTAGGCATTAAAAAGTCGCCATTAGATGAAATGCAAGAAGGCGCAGTAACTATGACTGATGGTGCTGGTGGAAATACTGCTGGTCGTCAACCTTTTGAATTAGATCAACCTATTGACGCTCCAGATCAATCTGCAATACTTGCTAGAGCGATGTTTGCTATAAATCCTACCCCACAAAACCGTAGGTTGTTAGAGGCATTCCAACAAGAAGGTCGTTAATGTCAGATCAGTTATCGATTAATTGGAACAAATACAAATATACAAGTATTTATGATATTGATAAAACTACTAATAACTTAGGTTCACTTGTAGATCAACAAATGTCTTCACTTGATAGCCTTACAATACAAAATTTTAATTCTCTTGTTAAAAAATTTCCTAATCAGAGTAAAGATTACCTTCTTAGTGCTGCTAAAATAGGATTAAATGCTAATACTCAAGGCATTGAGAAGTTATCTGCCAATGATGGTATTGCTCAGTTAAAACAAGATCTTACTAACTACGATAATATTACTGATAGAGCAAAAAAAGACAAAGGTTTTCGTGAAAGTATCTACGGAGTTTTAAAAGGAACTACTAGAGCAGCATTTGCTACCTTGCAAGCACCTTATCAGTATGTATCAACTGTAGGTCGTGACTTATATGCTATGTCTAAAGGCGAAATTAGTGCATCTCAATTAATAAAAGATGCAAGCCTAACTGGTCTCTTTGGAGAAACAACTAATCTAGGACAATTACTTAGAAGTACTGCAGGACTTGCTACTGGCAAAGGTCCAGTTGATACTGGTTCAGGTTTTTTTGTAAGCCCAGAAAGCAAAGTTGGCGCAGGACAGGCTAAGGCTATGTCTGCTTATGGCAGAATAAATGGCAAATCATTTACTATTGGTCGTGCTGGCATGAGTTCTTTAGGTGCTGATCCAAATGGTACACCATACCGTGTAATGTCCGGTATTGTTGATGGCGTACTTGCTGTTGGTACAGACCCATCTCTATGGGTTGGTCCTGGTTCTGTAACTAAAATTATTCAAGGTGGAAAAGAATTATCAAAAGCAAAAATTGCTGCTCAAGCAGTTGAAGAGGCTAAGCAAGCAGCCAAAGTTGCTGATATAAAGAATCTTACTAAACAAGAAAAAGCGTTAATTAAAGAACGCAATGGTGCTGAAAAAGTAACACGCCGCAAAGTTAATAATACTTACATGCAGGCTGAGAAAAATTTAGCCATAACAGAGCAATCTAAAAGTGCTGCTGTCTCAAAACGTTTAGAGAAAGCATTAATTTTTACAGCAGGTCGCGGAAGTAAAATTGAAGGAGATCCTTCAGTTGCTGCTCTTATAGAGAACGGTTCTATTGGAGACTTTGTACTTAAGAACATTGCTGAACAAAAACCAGAAGGACTAATTAATTCAATTAGCCAACTAGAGGCTGACTACATCAACACAAACAAAGCATTTACTGGTATTTATTTTAATGAAGTTCCTGAGGCTGGAAGATTACAAATAGGCGCTTTTGATGGTGGCGAATATGTTGCTACAGTTTCAAGTAAAGATCCTTTAGTTATTAATGATATTGCTAAGACTTATGAAAATAGTACTCAGACTGAGCGTCTTGCTGAATATGCTAATCGTGAGGCTCTATTCGAAAAATTGTATTCATTTACTGATGATGTTTCTATTCCACAGGCTACAAGAATAGCAATTGATGATTTTATAGGAAATACTCCTACTGGTAGAAATGCCTTAAAAGATCAAGCAGATTCTTTAGTATTCGGAGATGGATCTGAGAGTCTTGCTAAATTAATTGCTAGAGCAGCCGCTACTAAAAATGAGCATTTAATGCAGTACCTTACAGAAGCAATTCAAACAACTTATAATGTTGATGGTTTCACAAATGTACGTGCTATTTATGGCAGTATCGGTGGAACTGTAATTACTCAGGCTTCTAAAATAGGAGCACGTAGAGTAGGCATCTCAGATGTCCTTACATCTATGAGTGGTAAATCTGCTATGGGTAGTGAACTAGGTGCTAAATTAATCGAATCAGTTAAATCTGCTCAACAAGAGATTATAGATGCTAGTAATGCATTTGATAGTGCTAAAGCAACTCGCGCTGGTTTAGATGGTAAATTAAAAGAAATTGAAATATTACGCGATTATGCAGCACAAGATCCAGAATTGGTTGCACAGTTAGTTAATGATCCTGAGAACTTTGGCATTGCCAAGTTAATGGGATTAGAGATGGATATTGCTGATACTAACTATCTAAAAGAATTTCATAGATCTGAAGTTGGAATGATTGATGGTTTTGGTGGAGCAGTTAAGGGCGATCTTAATAAAGCCGCTACATACCTTCTTGGAAAACGTTTTGCACAGATAGCAGATATCGTAGCAAACGAAAAAGACTTTGCTCGACTACATCGTTTATTTGGTCGTAAATTAGATGTTGAAATGACACAAGAATTAGTTGCTGCTACAACAGGAGATCAAGTTATATCTATATTCCTGAAACATTTAGCAGCACCTACAACTGATCCTCAGGTATACAGGTCTCTTGCTCTTAAAGGTGAAGCAGCATTAGCGGCTAGAAATCCTTTACTTAAAGTTGTTCCTCCTGCAGTTTCTCAACGTGCTCTTCAATTTGTTGAAAAGACCGAAAAGAACTTTGGTCGTTATTTTACAAAGTCAATTGTATTACCACTTGACGATCTTGACAGACTTGTAAATGGTATGGAAGACTGGATGTCTTCTGCTAAGATTCCAGATGAAATTATTAACACTACTTTAAATAGAATTGTTTCTGCTACTTCAGTAGAACAACGTTCAGGTATAGTATTTCAAGAAATTGAAAAGGCTCAATTAGCCCTAGCAAATAGGTTAGCACCAGGAGATACTGCACTTGCAGAGGCAGTTAAAGAAGCATTCCGAATTACTGGTAGAGAAAATGCTATTATTAAACAGTATACACCTGAGAAATTAGCAAAGGGTGAATTACCTTCCCTTGATGGCGTGTTGTTAAATGGACAAACAACAACTCATACATTTGCTGGAGATCAGGCTATCTTTGAATATCAGTTTTTAGATGATGTTATTAGACTTCCAGATACTAAAGATATCTCTAAACTTATAAGTAAGTATAATGATAGTAAAGTCCTATACGGAACTAAACAATCATTGGCTGTGTTTAGCGCTGAGATTGGTGATCGTTGGAGAACTGCTCAACTAGCATTCCGCGTAGCATATATTATGCGCAACATTGGGGAAATGCAATTTCGTCAATACTTCTCAGGCCACGAGTCTTTATTTAATCACCCACTTAATTATATTGCAATGATTGCAGGTAATCCTAACGGTGGTGCAGGCAGAAAATTACTAGCATCAATTGCTAAATATGGAAATGATGTTCAAGGTAATAAATTGATTGGCAAAGATGCAGAAGCAAATGTTGCTATATCTCAATTTGTTGAAGAGAATTTTAACTTCCTTGCTAGAAATCACAATTCTGGTGATCCAAGATTTGCTTTTGTTGGCAAGATCTATGAAGCACTTGGAGTTGAGAGTGATAGATACCATATAGGCTTGGCTAATACCCTAATAAGAGCACACTCAGATGCCCTTATACCAATAGTTGCTAATACTGTAGAGGGAACTGAAGATCTAGTAGTAAATGCTTTAATTGCAGGCACAGACGAGAAATTTGCTGGAGTTCTACAGAATTTAATTAATGGTGGAAAAAACGGTGTTCAAACTGGAGAGTTTGCTAAACTGTTTTTAAAGGACAGTAAAAAAGTAAATGGTAAATATAATCTTTCTGCAGATAATATAATTCCAGAAAATATTAAAGTTTACTTATTTGATAAAAATTCTACAGGTTCTGTAGCAAGATATGTATCTAATATCATAGGTACTGGTCCGGGATCTGTAAACATGCGTAAGTTATTAGCCGATGGTCAAATAACCATGAACGGCAAAACTATCAAAATTCCACGTTATAGTAAAGTGGGAAACATTAATGACTTTGCGGACGAAGATGGGATCTTTAAAACTCTTGTAGCCCGTAATTTTCCTAAAGAAGATATGGCTGAGTCTACCGTTATACATGTACGTGACAAACGTTTCGGACCTCAAGATACCAAATATCTTGATGAAGCAGTAAATAAATTCTTTGACATTGCAACTAAAGTAGAGAATGTTGTTAACTTCTCACCAGAGTTCCGTATGTCATATTGGGACCATGTAGGTCGCTATGTTGGTATGATTAATGATGAGGCTTTAGGTACTCTTTTAGTTAATGCTAAAAAATCATTAGCACCTTTAACTATCAATGGTAAAAATATAAGCCTTAAACGTCACCCTTCCTTACGTGCAATTAACAAAGAAATTGCTGCTCGTAAAAAAGGCAAGTCAGTTACTAATGGTATTGACCTAGACACCATGAACTCTATGGCTGCTACTAAGGCATCTAAATATACTAAAGATTTATTCTATGACGCTTCTAAACAACGTCAATATGCCAATGCTATGAGAATAATATTTCCTTTCGCCCAAGCACAATTTAATACTATGTACAAATGGAGTCAACTTGTAAAACAGAATCCAGTACAGTTCTATAAACTTGGTCGTGGTTACAATGCTTTAACTCAACCTGGTGCTAGTGCTATCTATGATGCAACTGCAACTAAGTATGAGGAAAATGAAGGTTTCTTTTATAAAGATGAATTTGGGGAACAACGCTTTCGTTACCCATTGGCTGGCAGTATTATAGGTGCATTGGCTGGCAAGAATATTGATACAGCCCAAGCATTACAGATTACAGCGCCAGTTCAATCATTAAACCTTGTTTTCGGAGCAGTTAATCCTGCGGTTCCTGGTATTGGTCCAATGGGACAGATCTTATATGCAACAAGCGGTAGATCAAAAGCATTTGGTCCTCAATGGGATGCTTTGAGAAGTACTATATTTCCATTTGGAGAACCAAGTGGTTTACAAGATTTTCTTTTACCTGCATGGCTTAAAAAGTCATTCCTACTTGCAGTCAATAATGACACTCAGGTAGAACGTGGTGTAAAAGACTGGGCTTCCTATCTAGCATCTACTGGTAATTATGGAGATAATCCATTAGCAAATGATGCTGAACGTAATCAATTATTTAACGATGCTCGTGGTTTATCCAGAGCAACTGGTTTTATGACCGCCTTATTTCAATCTATTGCTCCAGCAACTCCTTCTCAAGAAGTATTTGCTAAGGACTTAGATGGAAAATTAAGAAATCAAACTGCTATTTATAGTGCCTTTGAGCAGATAAATAAGAATCACCCTGGTGATTACTTTGGTGCAGTAGGAGAATTTGCCGATACATTTGGTATTAAAAATTTATTAGTAATCCTTGCTGGATCTACACGTAGTGTTCGTGGTACTGGCGATGCTTGGGACTTCTTGAATAATAACCCTAGCATAGCAGAGAAATATGCTACTGCTACTGGTGATGTTGTTCCTTACTTCTTCCCTGGTGGAGAAGCAGCAACTGCTTATTACAACTGGCAAAAGGCTACAGGTCGTCGTCGTGTATTACGCCCTGAAGAACTAGAAAAATACGCAGAGAATATTGTTTATCAGATGGCTGTGTCTCAAGTATCTACAGAACAAGCAGATATGGGATATAGCGATGTATGGCGTACTCAAAAGATAATAGAGTTAAACGATAAATTTGGTGGCAGTGCTCCAGTTATGAACGTTGATATCGGAACTGCACAGGATAAGTTAGCCTCTGTTGAAAAGGCTTTAAATGAACCAGCATTCCAACAGTCTCCTGTATATAAAGAAACTAAAGAATTCTATGATGCTTATAAGCAAGTAGAAGAATACTTACAAGAAATAAGAACTTCTGCTGATCCTAAAATTGGTAGTGGTTTCTGGTATGCAAAGGAAGAGGCTAAGAAATTGGATAACTTTGCTACTCAATTAATGATTCAGAATCCAGCATTCTCTCGTATGTATTACGGAGTATTTTCTTCACTAGTTAAGGTAGGATAACAAATTGGCATATGAAACAGGACCACAGCAAGGTGTATCTAAATCAGATAAAATTGCTGCAGACGAAGCCCGTAATGCATTTGAGTTAAAGTCTCAACTTTATTCTAATCCTGCTGCATATTCATATGCTATCCGTGATTGGGTAATGAATAATCGTGCAGATACTAAAAGCCAACCTCCTGGATTTGTTAATCAACTAGATTACATTCAAGCCTTACTTCGAGAAGGTGGACTATCTTCTGATACTACTCCTCGTGGTACTTTAGGCAATAAAGACGTAGATGCTATTCAATCAGTTTCTCGTATAGCCCTTCAAAATGGAACAGATTTCTTAACCCAACTTAAAGATTTATATGCTAATAAAAACAAAACTGTCCCTAGTTTTAGTAAGAACATATCTACTGCTATAAGATTACTAGATAAGGGTGACGCTAAGTCTACTTTATCCAATGCTTACTATCAGGCTTTTGGCTCTTTCCCAGCACAGAATCAAATAAATGATTTTATGAACCTTTATAATGCTGAGGCTAAAAAACAGAAATCTATGAGTACAACAACCTCAACTACTACAGGTGGAGTCACTAGAACTAGTACAGTTACTGGCGATGAAGGATTTACTACTAAAGAACAAGAGAAATTCCTAGGCGATTATCTTTCTAAGAATTTTGGTATAGCCACAAGTGCTAATCTTGGTGGAACTGCTAAGGTTATATATGACCAAATAGTTTCAACTAGTAAAAATAACTTCCTTGATGAGCCTGATTTTAAAGAAGTATCTGGCTTAATTGCTAAAATAATTGGTGCTGGTGATGATAAAGTTTCTACTCAAATGTTAACTGATTATCAGAATCAACAACGTCGTGTAGCATCTAAGCAGTATCTTGGTATTCAAGCAGAATTACTTGGTGGGGAAGATGTTGTAACTTATACTAAGCCTATTTATAATTTCTTGCTTAAAGCCTCTGGTCGTAACATATCTCCTGATGATAAATTTATTAAGAACGCTCTTAACTTTAAAGATGACAAGGGAAATTATCGTATGATGAATGAGTACGAGATGAAACAAGCATGGTTAAATGATCCACGTTCTGCTACTTCTCCTGATGCAATTAATCAAGCAACCGCAGTAGGCGACTTAGTTCGTCGGAAATTAGGTAAATAATGGCTTCTGGAGGACAAGCCGCTGCAGCAGCAGCCGCCGCCGCAGCCGCTAAGGCTAAAGCAGCAACCGCTGCTAAACCTGCAGCACCTAAATCAAACTTTACTTACCAAACGGGCCAGAGTGCTCCTGTGACTAAACCAGTTTCTGGCGGTTACAGTGGTATTCCTACAAATACTACTAAACCAGTAGTCAAACCTGTTGTTACAACAAAAACTGGCGGTAGTACTGCTGGTGGAACTACTGCTTTTGGAGTTCCTGGTGGTGCCGACGCTGCTTATGATAAAAAAATTGGATTTGACCGAGCAACAAACACATACGGCGGTACTACACCTCCTACTGATACTCCTTTAAAAAGAACTACAAGAGTTCCTGTATATGATGCAAATGGTAAATTAATTGGATATAATGTTACTACTTACAATTCAGATGGTAGTATTGAATCTGTAAATTTTGAACCAGTCGCAGCAGCAGAAGAAGAAGTATTAGGAACCACAAACATACAGGTTCTTAAATCTATGTTAATTGCTACAGGTCTTTCATCAGCCCTAGTAGAAGCATCAACAACTTTTCTTCAATCTTTACTCAAGGATGGGTTAAGCGAAGAATCCGCTGTAGACATATATTTAAACAGCAAAGAATTTACTACTAAGACTGGTACTGTTTTAACCTCCCCATTCTATAGTTCCTATGGTTTTTATAATGAGGCTCTTACTCAAAAACTTAGTGCGGGTGATTTGTTTAATACAGTAGAGGGATACAAGTCAACACAAACTAAATATGCTATTAGTGATAAATTTGCTAGCCAGGAGTATATTCAAAAATATCTTAAAAACAAAATAAGTGTTGCAACTTTAGATTCAAACGCTAATAAGGCTCGTTTAGCAGCAATCAACGCTGATCCATTAGTTGTTAAGAATTTACAGGAATTAGGGTATATAGGCGTTAATGCTGACTTAACTGACTTTTACTTAGATCCAAATGTTGGTATGGAAAAAATGCAACAGAACTTTAATACTGCTGCTTTATCGTATGAGGCAGTACGTAGATCAAATACCGGTATTACCTTTAATAAGGCTAACTTTGAAAAACTAGGTGCTGAACTTACAGCCCAAGGTTACGATGAACAACAAGCAAAATATAGGGCTGGCCAAGTATACAACACCATAGGTCAAGAGTTAAGACCTACAGTTAGCGTATCTAATATTTATGAAGGTACTAAGGCTGGCACTGCTGCTACTATTCAATCTGAACTTGAACAACAAGAATTTAATCAGATAGAGTCTCTCAGAGTTAAAAAACTTAAAGAACTAGAGACTAGATCATTTCAAGCAGATGCTGGAATAGCACCTACTGGATTAAACACTAACTATTTAAGAAAATCAAGTACTGCTGGACAGTTCTAACTAGATTCCTGCACTGACCTATCGGCACAGAGCAGCGTATAAGACCGAGAGTACGAACCGATCAAAATCCCCCATTTTGATTGCGGCGTGCGACAACTACAATAAAAGGGAGAGGTTGCTATGAGCAACAACCGCGATATAAATAACGACTGGGAAGATGATGAAGACGATGTAGATTTAACTACATTTGATTCTGATACGGACCTTGTAAAAAAACTTCGTAAAGCCAACAGGCTTCAGGAGAAAAAAATCAAGGATCTGGAAACAAATCTTGGAAGTCTAACCAAGGCTCAGCGTGAGCGGATCATAAAAGACACATTTGCCCAAAAGGGCGTTAATGAGAAAATTGCCTCATTTATACCTGCTGATTTAGAAGCGTCAGAAGACGCAATATCGGGGTGGCTGGAACAATACGGTGACGTGTTCGGTATCCAAAGTCCACAAAAAACAACCGAGTTATCTCAGAGAGACATCGCAAACTTGCGACAAATAGATGTAGTAACCAATGGAGCATTAACACCTGATAAGGCAGAAGACCTAATGAGTAGAGTTTTAAACGCCGCTGATGCGGATGAACTTAACGCTATTATTTATGGTCAACCAAACAATCCATAGTAATTCTTAATCACCTTGGAGGTGAACAATGGCTAATGCCTATTCAAGTACAGGCTCAAGCACCCTCGGCGGAACCGCTGGTGGCGCTGGTTTAGTACAGACAGCGTATGATCGACTGTTAGAATTCGCGTTGCGTTCAGAACCCCTTATTCGTAGTGTCGCTGACAAGCGTCCTGCAAAGCAGAGTATTCCTGGATCAACCGTAGTTCTACAATTATACGCAGATTTAGCAGCGCAATCAACTGCGCTAACCGAAGCAACAGAGCGTGACTCTGTAGCAATCGGTACCCCAACATCAGTTACTGTAACTCTTAACGAGTACGGTAACTCAGTATTAGTAACACGTGCTTTGGAACTATTCAGCCTTGCTGATGTAGATCCAGCAATTGCTAATATCATTGCATTCAACCTTGCAGATTCAATTGATGCTGTCGCAATGACAGAACTACGTCAAGGAACCAACGTAATTTACGCAGGTTCAACTGCAACTTCTACTGCAACTATCACAGCAGCAGCAACCATTTCTTCAGCAAACATCCGTAAGGCTGTTGCTAAGTTACGTGCTGCTAAGTCTGTAGCCCGTAAGGGTTCATTATACTGGACTGGAATTCACCCAGAAGTATCACACGATCTTCGTGCTGAGACTGGTTCAGCAGGATGGTTACTTCCTAACCAATACGGATCTGCACAAGATCGTATCTGGCAAGGAGAAATTGGTACCTATGAGGGTGCTTATTTCGTAGAGTCTGCACGTTTGTACAATGCTACAGACGGTGCTTCATCTGCACGTAACTACCGTACAATTATCTGTGGACAGCAAGCACTGGCTGAGGCCGTTGCTGAAGAGCCACATGTAGTTATCGGTCCAGTTATTGACCACTTAATGCGTTTCCGCCCAATGGGCTGGTACGGCGTTCTTGGCTTCAAGCGTTATCGCGAAGCAGCCTTGTATCGTATTGAGTCTGGTTCATCAATCGCTTAATTGATTGACGGTAGGGCTAGAGGAAACTCTAGCCTTACAGTAAATTCATTAAAGGAGAATAATGGCAACCTATACATTTATAACACCTACCATAGAGCAGGGACTAATAGGTGGTCATAGACTGTTCCAATTTTTTACTCAAAGAACAAAAGGTCTTACAGTAATTAATGTTGGTGGAGTATATTCATTAACTCAATATCCAGCACAAGATGATTTAGAGACGTATACTGCTCACTACATGGGCGGTCTTATTCACACTGGTATTAGTGAAGACATTAGGACAGCAATGATAGCAGCAAATATAGGGATAACATCAAGTAACTTCACAGTAGAGTAGGGACAAATGAAACATTGGGAGCATCACCCTGAACCAATTGAGGGTTGCTTTGGGTGCAAAGGCTTAGGACTTCAGATGAACTCTGGAGATGCTGGACGAGATATACCAGATAAAAAATGGAATTCTGAACTACAGGCATACCGTGATGCTAGATCACAAGGGATACAACCTGCTGGTACCAGAATGAAAGATATAATATCAGCACACGAAGCATCAGAAACTTTAGGTAAAGCCTACAATTCAGAGACTATGCCTAAGGCAGCAAACATAAATAAAAAATCCGTAGAAGTACTCAAAGAGATTGGTCAAATATAATGCCAAAAGTAGGAAACAAGAAATTCCCATATACCGCAAAGGGCAAGAAGGCTGCAAAGGCTTATGCTAAAGGCGAGAAGATGGAATCCAAGTCTGAGAAGATGATGGAAATGCGTAAAGGTATGAAGAAGATGGGCAAGAAGAAGTAACATGGCTATGCGAAATAACGCAGGAAACAATAGTAACGTAAATAAAACATACGGTCCTATTGCTGGTTCTGCTAAAACTAAGTCTACCAGTTATTTAGGTAACCTTGGAAAAGAATTAAAGGAATTCGGTAGTGCTTACAAAAAGTCTCTTGATGCCTCTGGTGATATTACACCAGGAGCAAATCCTCGTGCTCGTGCTGCTAACGCTAAATATGACGCAGCAATGGGACAACTTCTTGGAGCAGCATTACAAGGTCGTAGATACAATAAAAAGGGAACCCAAGTGAAAGGTAAGAAATAATGTCAAAAGATAGAGAATATGACGAGAAGATGGGTCTAAGTAGAGCCGGTAGAGATGCTACTGACTCAGCAGCGGAAACAAACTTACGTCGAAATGCTACAGGTGATTCAGCGGCGGAAATGAACTTACGTCGAAATGCTAGAAATGCTAAACCTCGTTCAAAGTCTTCGGACACAAGAAACATGAATAAACTTTATAAGCCTAAGTCTTCACCTGGTCCAGTATCACAACTTGGCACTTACCAGACTGGCAAAAAAGGTTTAGAGCAAAGAGGCACTTACCAAACTGGTCAAGGTTTATCTGTAAAGAAGACTTACCAAACTGGTTCAGGAGTAAAAGAAGTTTATAAGAGTAAGGCTACTTCTGCTAGTAAAACAAAAGCAAAAGCAAAAGATACTACTTTTAAGAAGTCAGGCGTTGCTGGTGTATTAAAATCACCAGAAGCAAAGAAGTTTAGAGATACATTTAGGAAAAAGGGATTACTTCCAGCCCTGCGCGGTAAGTAATGTCATCAGGTCAATTTGTACGTAGTGATGGTTTTAATAAAACTATTATGCGAGATGGTCTCATCCTTACCCTCCGTAAGGATGGAACTGTCAAAGTTCAGAGAGACCCCAAGACCGGGGATATAATTAAGGGGAGTAAATGAAGAAAGTAGCATTTTGGGATAAAAAGAATCCTAAGAAAACATCTACTAAGTTAACACCATCGCAAAAATCTGCTGCTAAGGCTAGAGCCAAAAAGGCTGGTAGACCTTATCCAAATCTTGTAGATAATGCGGCGGTTTCAAGGGGCAAAAAATGACCGCAGCATGGACACGCAAAGAGGGCAAAAACCCTAAGGGTGGCCTAAATGCGAAGGGTAGAGCATCCTACAAGGGTGGAACCCTCAAGGCACCTGTAAAGAGCGGTGATAACCCCCGTAGAGCCTCATTCTTAGCCCGTATGGGCGGTATGCCAGGACCTGAACGTAAGCCTGATGGCTCACCAACAAGATTATTACTATCACTGCAAGCATGGGGTGCTAGTTCAAAGGCTGATGCTAAGAGTAAAGCAGCAGCAATATCTAAAAGAAACAAAGGAAAGAAGTAATGTCTGGGGGGACTATGCAAGAGACAGTATCAATCGCTTGGTGCGATAATGGTATGGTAGATGGTAAGTTTATGCAAGGTGTTACAGATGTAATGTTGAAATCTGGCATAAATTTTTCTTCCACTCTACGAAGTCAGGGAAATCAAATTGCTAGACAAAGACAGATAGTAATTGATTACTGGTATGATAAGTCTAAGTCTGATTGGCTACTATGGGTAGACTCAGATATAGTTATTAGTCCAGAAAAATTTAGATTATTATGGGACAATAAAGATGCTAAAGAGCGTCCATTAATTTCTGGAGTATATTTTACTACAGATAATCCTGAAGAACCTTTAATGGTTCCAATGCCTACTGTATATGGTTTTACCAATAAAGGTGATGGAACATTTGGTTTATCCAGAATTCATCCACTGCCAGAGAATAAAATAATTAAGGCTGATGCAGCAGGGTTTGGATTTATCCTTATGCACCGCAGTATAGTTGAAAAGGTTAAAGCCGTAGCACCTGATGGTCAGATGTTTATGGAAATGGGTAGAGGCACTAAATTTATAGGAGAAGATATATTCTTCTTTATGTTATGCGATAAGGCAGAAGTTCCACTCTATTGCCATACCGGAGCACTAGTACCACATATGAAACGATTCTCATTTGATGAACATTATTACAAAGCATTTATGGGTGCTCCTGAAAAGGAAAAACCTAAGTCTAAAATCATTATACCTAGATAGGATAAACAATGGCAACTGGTAAAGAAGGTAGCAGTTTAAACGCAGAACTTAATCGTGTTGCGGGTACAACTGGTAAAGCAGACCAAGGTGCGGCTAATGCATATGCCAGCACATCTGGTAAAGGAATCATTGGTGCTCTTAATATAAAAGCCAGTGCTAGCCGTCAACCTAATGACTACAAAGGTCTTAATGCTATATGTAATGAACTTGCTGGAACAACTGGTAAATCTGCAGTTGTCGCGTTAAGGAGCATAAACATATAATGGCAACTACATTTACCGATATGATTAATGAAGTATCTATGAACCTATCTGGATACACATTAACTCAAGACCGTTCTACCTATCTTAGAACTGCCGTTAGTACAACTACATCATCAAGTGCGTCACCAACATCTCTTAGCCTTGGCTCAACTGAGAACGTAGGTAAAGGCATAGTAGAGATTGATGAAGAATTACTTTGGATAGATACCTATGACAGAGTTGGTAATACTGCAACCGTTGCCCCATATGGTAGAGGATACTTAGGAACTACTGCTGCTACACACGCAGCAGATGCTAAAGTAACTATCTCTCCTACATTTCCAAGATTTACAATTAAAAGAGCAATTAACGATACTATTAGTGCTATAGGCTCTAGTATCTTTGCTGCATCAACAACTACTATTACTTCCAATGCCGCCGTTGCAGCCTTTAGATTACCTGCTACTGGTGATACATTAAACATTCGTAATATTTTATCTGTTGCATATCAATCAATTGGTGCTAGTAAAGAATGGGTTCCTATTCGTACTTGGCGTTTTGATTCTAATGCTAACAGCACTGCTTTTACTAGCGGTCAAACTATTTCTATTTATGATGCAATCCCTTCTGGAAGAACTATCCAAATTGTTTATGCTAAAGACCCAGCACCATTTACTACTAACGCACAAGAATTCCCAACACAAACTGGACTACCTGAGTCTTGCAAGGATGTAGTTATCCTTGGCGCTACCTATCGTTTGCTTACTAACCTTGACCCAGCACGTGCTTCAATGGTTAGCCCACAGGCTGATGAAATGGATAGCAAACGCCCATATGGTTCATCTCAGTCACTTACCAAACAAGTTTACGCTTTGTATAGCCAACGATTAGCCGAAGAGGTTAAAAGTCAGCAAGACAAATATCCTATCCGTGTCCACTACTCCCTCTAAATAGGAACATAAATGACAACTAGAAAATACTCATCCCGCGCTCAACAGACCACACTATCTAGCAGTATTACATCTACTGATGTAACTATGACAGTAGGTTCTGGTGCAAACCTTATGGGTGGCAAGACACCTGCAGTAGGTGAAACCTATACGGTTGTTATTGACCCAGATACAGCCCTTGAAGAAATTGTAGATGTAAGTAACTACTCATCTGGTAATACTCTTACTATCACTAGAGGTAGAGATGGCTCTACTGGCGTAGCCCACTCTGCTGGTGCGGTAATTCGTCATATGGTTATTGGTCGTGACTTACAAGAGGCTAATGACCACATTGAGAATGTAACCACCGCTCACGGAATTACCCTTGCTAATTTAGTTAAGACTACAGATAGTGGTGTAGTAACTAGTGGAATGATTTTAGATGGAACAATTGTAAACGCTGATATTAATGCTAGCGCAGCAATTGCCGATACTAAACTAGCAACCATTTCAACTGCTTCTAAGGTATCTAACTCTGCTACTACTGCTACATCTGCTAATACAGCATCAGCCATTGTGGCTCGTGATGCTTCAGGTAACTTTACTGCAGGAACTGTAACTGCTAATCTAACTGGAAATGTAACTGGTAACGTAACAGGTAACGTAACTGGTTCTTCAGGTAGCACAACTGGTTCTGCTGCAACATTAACTACTGCCCGTGACTTCCAATTAACTGGAGATGTAGAAGCATCAGCCGTATCCTTTAATGGTTCTGGCAATGTAAGTTTAACAACTGTCATTGGTACTGGCGTAATTGTTAACGCTGACGTTAATGCCTCTGCTGCTATCGCTAAGAGTAAGTTAAACCTTGGTGGAACTATTACCTCTGCTGACCTAGTAGATGGAACTATCGTAGCAACAGATATTGCAGATGGAACTATTACTGCAGCCAAGATGGTTACTGACCCATATGCTCGTGCTAACCATACTGGTACGCAATTAGCAGCAACTGTCTCAGACTTTGATACACAGGTAAGAACATCTCGCTTAGACCAGATGGCTGCGCCTACTGGCTCAGTATCTGCTAATAGTCAGAAGATTACTAACCTTGCTACTCCAACTGCTAACACAGATGCATCAACTAAACTTTACGTAGATACAAAGGTAGCAGACCTTGTTAACTCTGCACCATCTACATTAGATACCCTTGGTGAGATTGCAACAGCAATCCAGGCAGGTGGAACTGTTTATGATTCATTCGTATTAAAATCAGGAAGCACGATGACTGGCAACTTAACACTTGCTGGTGCTCCTTCATCTAACCTACACGCTGCTACTAAGTTGTATGTAGATGATGTTGCTGGTTCTGCTACTGCTGCTGCAGCCTCTGCTGCTGCCGCTGCTGCTTCATATGATTCCTTTGATGATAGATATTTAGGTGCTAAATCATCTGCTCCTACATTGGACAATGATGGTAATGCATTAACAACTGGTGCTCTATATTGGAACTCAGTATCTAATACTATGTTTGCTTGGACTGGTTCTGCTTGGGGTTCAATCTCTTCAACTGCAGCAATCTTCCGTTATCGCTTTACAGCAGCAGGTGGAGAGACATCTGAGTCTGGACTAGATGATAATGGTGTAACACTTTCCTATCTTCCAGGTAAAGAACAAGTATATCTTAACGGTGTACTTCTTGTTCGTACTACAGATTACACAGCATCTGATGGAACAAGCATTACTTCTCTTGCTGCATTAACTGCTGGAGATATCCTTGAAATCATTACCTTTACAGCCTTTGATTTAGCAACTGCAATTTCTAATACATTGTTTGATGCTAAAGGTGATATCCTAGTAGCAACTGCTGCAGACACACCTGGTAAACTAACAGTAGGAACTAATGGCCAATATTTACAAGCCGACTCAAGTACAGCAACTGGGCTTAAGTGGGCAGCAGTAGATGTAGCAGCAATTGAAAACAACTATATACTCGCTCTTATGGGCGCAATCTAACGAAAGGTAGTAACTAATGGCTACAACCAGTAAGACGCTGGCTAGAACAGCAGCAGCAACAAGCAATGCAACACTATATACAGTACCTACTACTAGTACGACTACAGTAGTTACAGATGTAGTGGTTACAAACACAGCAGCATCGGTGGCAACATTTACGTTGAACCTTGACGGTGTCGCAGTTTTAAGCGGAGTAGCAATATCCGCAAATTCATCTGCCTTCTTTAGTTTAAAGCAGGTACTTCAAGCAAATGCAACACCTAAAACAATTAGTGGTAGTGCATCTGCCGTAACAGTTAATTTTCATATTAGCGGAGTGGAGATAGTATAATGTCAGCAAGTACATATCCAGTACCTTTATCGGGTATTCAGGAAACAATAACAGATGCTAAGGGTGACATCATTGCAGCAACTGCTGCCGATGCTGTTGCTAGATTAGCGGTTGGTGCAAACGACACAGTACTTACTGCTGACTCATCTACTGCTACTGGAATCAAGTGGGCTGCGCCTGCGGCTGGCGGCGGTTTAACTTTAATATCTGAAACAGTTGCAAGTGGAGCAACCACTTTATCTCTTTCCTCAATTCCCTCAACATACAAACAATTATTGCTTGAGTGGTCAGGAATTAAGTTTAATAGTGCCGTAGAACAAGGAGTTTTTACAAGATTTAATAATGATAGCGGTTCAAATTACGCAACGCTAAGTTCAAGGTCAAATGATAGCGCAATTAGCACCAATAGAGCATTAGGTAGTGATGCAGATATTTATTTACTCTATTCAAATGTTGTTTATACTGAATTAGAAAAAATGGGTGCAGGTTGGTTGTTAATTGACAATTACTCATCAACAAGTAAGTTCAAAAAATATCAAGCCATTTATGCCTTTTACAATGGCGGTGCGAATCAAGTTTACACTCTAAACGGAACTTACAAAAGCACTACTGCAATTAGCAGTATTGATTTTTTAAGAACCTCAACTGCAACTTGGTCAAATGACACAAACACTTCAATCAGATTGTATGGTATATCATAATGAAAACTATTATTAATGTAGAAACAGGCGAAAAAACTGTAAGAGAGTTAAATGCTCAGGAATTAGCGCAAGAGGCTATTGACAAAGCGGCATTTGAAGAACGCAGAGCAACAGAAGAAGCCGAAACAACAGCAAAGGCAACTGCCAAAGCAGCAGCCGAAGGCAAGTTAGCCGCTCTTGGTTTAACTACTAATGACCTACGTGCTTTAGGTTTATAGCACAATTAAAACTATCCTGAGCAAGATAACAAACTGCTCAACTAATTTTCTAAACAAGGAGAACCAATGTCTAAAGCAAGAGATATAGCAAGCGCACCAATTGCGCCTTCAACCGTATCAGCAACTGAGTTAGGGTATGTAGATGGTGTTACCTCTGCTATCCAGACACAGTTAGATGCAAAGACTGCAAAGTCTACCCTTACAACTAAGGGTGATGTGTATGCAGCAACGGCTGCTTCTACCCCTGCAAGACTTGGAGTTGGCGCCAATGACACAGTTCTTACTGCTGATAGCACAACTGCCACAGGTTTAAAGTGGGCTGCTGTTAGTGGTGGTTATTCAAATTATCAATTATTTACATCATCAACAACTTGGACAGTTCCAGCAGGAATAACTAAGTGTGCAGTTTATATGGTAGGTGGCGGTGGTGGCGGTGGTTCTGGTCGTGCACAACCCAGTGATTTTAATGTTGCTGGTGGTTCAGGTGGTACTGGTGGAGTTATTGGAGCAGATTCATTTTTTACAGTAACACCAACCGATGTTTTAACTGTGACTATTGGCGCAGGTGGTGCTGGTGGAGCCGCAAAGGCTATTACAAGTAGTGGCGAGAATGGTAATAATGGAGCAAATGGAACTGCCAGTGTATTTGGTTCTTTAACGGTTGCTGGTGGTGTTGGTGGCGGTGGCGGTGGATTATATGGGTCAACTACTTATACATTTCCAGACCTTAGTACATCTAATACAATATTAACTAGAAATGATAGTTATGGTGGATTTGGCCCTGAGGCATCGCAAGGTTTAGCAGGTGGTCCTGGAACAGTAGTTATGCTAACTCAATCTGGAAGTCTAGGTACCGCTGGAGCAGCAGGAAGTGTTGGAACTAACTTAGGGTCAGGTGGAGCCGTAACATTAACAGGCTTTGGTGGCGGAGGCGGTGGAGGCGGTTCCTGTTCAGGTGCAGCCGCGTATGCTGGTGGCGCTGCAATTCACGGCGGAGGCGGTGGAGGAGGAAATGCTAGGTCAGTAGGTAGTACAACAACCACATCAGGCGCAGGTGGGGCAGGTGCCGTAAATCGTGGCGGTGGCGGTGGTGGTTCAGGAGCAGCACAAAAAACTGCAACTGGAGCAACGGCAACAAGTCCAGCAGGTGGCAACGGTGGTAGCGGTTTTGTTGCCATATTTTACTAAGGAGAAATGAATGGCACATTTTGCAGAAATAGATTCAAACAACAAAGTACTTAGAGTACTTGTAGTAGACAACTCACAAGAAGATAGAGGACAAGAGTTCCTTGCTAATGACTTAGGTCTTGGCGGTACTTGGATTCAAACTTCTTACAACGCTAACTTTGGTGGCAAGTATGCTGGCATTGGCGATGTATGGGATGGTACTAACTTTATAACACCTAAAGTAACAGAATAACATTTAATTAAGGAGCACTGTGGTCAGTCGTGATATTACCGAAGGCCGAGGTTCGGCAACCGCCAGCATTGGTCGTGCTATTGCCGTTGACCTTGGTATTACAGCAGACAGTTCTGTCTGGACAAATACAGATGTAGCCTATGATGTAGCCCTTGGTGGTATGCCATTCATCTATGCAGTATCGGATTCTAGGCCATACATTAGACAGACTGCTCCTTATAAGAAAGACCAGTTCGATAGTCAAACAGAACCAGGTGAGCAATCACTTACTGGTTGGTGGATTAGAAGTCAAGTGTCTTTCCATTCTGGTACAGGTATTAAGTTCTATGACCCACAAAATACTGATGACCCTGGTCATTATCGTTTTGCTGATTCAAGTAACGTTGATGTATTCACCCCAGGACAAGTAACTTTACTTAAAGAAACAACCAATCTAACTGGTGTTACTAGCGGTATCTATAAGATTATATCTATAGTAGATGGTTCAACAGATAAGATACTTGGTTGGAATACAGCAAATACAACTATTAATAATTATACACCTGCAGGTACTGCAGTTACTTATACACATGCAGTTACTGCTGGCTTAGATACTGCTACCCTTGCTATTGCAAGTGATGGTTCTCATCTTTTTATAGCAGATAATGACCACATCTATACAGGTCCTATTGATACACCTACGGCTGGATACTCAGAGTATTACAATACTGGTAGTGAAAAAGTAGTATTGGCTTGGGTTAAACAACGTTTAGTTGGTGCCATTGGTCGTTCTATTTATGAATTAACTGCTGCTAAAGGTTCTTCTCACACCTTACCTACTGCACTTTATACACATCCTAATGATAATTGGACTTGGACATCTATATCAGAGGGTGGCTCTGCTATTTATGCTGCCGGTTACGCTGGTACTAATGGTGCTATTTATAAGTTTACATTAAATACTTCTACTGGCGTCATGCCAACTCTTACCTCAGGTATTATTGCAGCGCAATTACCTAGTGGTGAATATCCACTTAAGATTGAATCCTATCTAAACTATCTAGTAATTGGAACCAATAAAGGTGTGCGTGTAGCATCTATATCAGGTACTAATGGAGACCTAAGTTATGGTCCATTAATCATTGAAGCAGCCAATACAGGATTAGATTTTGCATTTAGAGATAAATTTATATGGGCAACTGGTTCAATTGGTGGCTGTCCTGGATTATACAGAATTGATTTAGGTAATGAACTTGAGACATTACGCTTTGCTTACGCTACTGATACTTTCCTTAGTGGAGTAGGTGGCTATGCTACTAGCGTAGACTTTGTAGGTAACTCAGACCAGATAGCATTTACTACATCTGGTAGCAATGGTATTGCTATCCAGTCAACTACAGTTCTAGCCGAAACTGGCTACATTAAAACAGGTAAGATTCGTTACGGAACTTTAGAGCCTAAAAACTTTAAACGTTTAATTGCTAGAGGTTCATTTACTGTTGGAGAAACAATACTATCTTCCGTTGCTACTAATGCTGGTGGTAGTGAGACAGAGTATGACCACATTGGATATTCACAAAACGTAGAACCTGTAGAAGTAACTACTTCTCAGCCTTCTTCAGCCCAAGAATTTTTAGCCTATAAGTTTACATTTAGCCGTGATAGTACTGATACTACCCTTGGCCCTACTTTTAGAGGTTATCAGGCTAAATCAACTATTGCTACACCTCGCGTAAGAGTTATTAAGTTTCCTGTTTATTGCTTTGATATAGAAACAGATAGATATAATACTATTGTTGGCTATGAGGGTAGAGCATTTGATCGTATTAAATTACTAGAAGAAATTGAAAAGACTGGTGATGTTATCACCTGGCAAGATCTAACTACATCTGAATCATTACAAGCAGTTATAGAAGAAATTTCATTTACCCGCATGACACCACCTGACAGACGATTTGATGGATTCGGAGGAATCATAGAGATTATGATTAGGACAGTATAATGACAGCGCAAGACTGGGCTGCATTGGCAGTAGCCATAAGCA